AAAAGGTTTTAAATTTCCTGTAAATGATAAATTAGTTCCTGTTGCACCATACGATATGAAATACAGAGGATATACAAAAGCATATTGGGATAAAATGGGATTTGGTAAAAAGAAATAAAATTAAATTATGGCAACAGCATTATTCATAAATAGAACAGATTTAGTTAGAAATAGCATCCTTGATGGGAATGTGGATACTGACAAATTTATACAATTCATAAAAATTGCTCAAGAAATAGATATACAAAATTATACAGGTACAGATTTATATAATAAAATATCAACTTTAATAAGTAATGGAGAAATTGATGATGTTGGTAATGCTAAATATAAATTATTATTAAATACATATTTACAACCTATGTTAATTTGGTCTGCTCAAGTTTATTACATTCCTTTTGCTGCATACTCTATAAAAAATGGTGGTGTATTTAAACATAGGTCAGAAACAAGCGACACAGTAGGAAAAAACGAAGTGGATTATTTAGTTGATAAAGCTCGTGAATTTATGGAATATTATTCAAGGCGTTTTATTGATTTTATGTCGTTCAATCAGTCAGATTATCCTGAATACACAAGTAATACAAATGATGATATTTATCCTGACTATGATGCATTATTTAATGGATGGGTACTATGAGATATAAACCAAAACAAAAAAATATAGAAAAACTAAAAACGTTTTTAAAGAAACAAGAAAAAAATAAAAAATATGGCAAGTCTATTTAACACAAGAATATCAGATACTTATTCAGGTTTAATCAAAACTATTGATAATGCTGCTTTAACCTCAAGTTTAAAAGAGCTAACAGATGGTTCGGGATTAGCAAGTGGTGTATTTATGAATACATCAGGAGATTTTAAAGTTACTGCAATACTTGAATTTGGTTCTTTAAAAGATACAGGCGAAAATATTATAATTAGCAAATTTGTAGATGCTGCAGATGGTATAGGAAATAATGATAACGATACTACAATACCAACAACTGCTGCAATTATAGATTATGTCGCTGCACAAATTACTATTGAAGATTTAGATTTTACAGGCGATACAGGTTCTGGTCAAATAGATTTAGATTCACAAATATTTGCAATAGGTGGAACTACTAATGAAATTACAACAGTAGCTTCTGGTCAATCAATAACTTTTTCTTTAGATTCGACAGGTGTAAATTTACCAGACAATTCAACTGCTATTACACAAACAGCAGGAGATAATTCTACAAAAATAGCTACAACATCTTATGTAGATACTTTAGACGCTGCAAGTGATTTAGATTTTAGTGGAAATGCAGGAAATGGAGCAGTTAACTTAAATACTCAATTATTAGATATTGTAGGGAGTGCAAATGAAATTACTACACTTGCTAATAATCAAATGTTAACAATTAGTTTTCCAACAGCAGGTGTTACATTACCAAATGGTTCAGTAGCAACAACTCAAAGTGCAGGGGATAATAGTACAAAAATAGCGACAACTTCTTACGTTGATACACTTGATGCTGCTTCTGATTTAGACATAACAGATGGAACTAACACAGGAGATGTAAACCTAAATACACAGTCATTAAGTATTTTAGGAACAACAAACGAAATAGATAGTGTTGTAAGTGGTCAAAGCGTTACTTTAGGACTGCCTAATCAAATTAATGTAAATGTACAAGGTAATCTAACAGGCAACGTAACAGGAGATGTTACAGGCGATTTAACAGGTAATTCATCAGGTACTCATACAGGAGCAGTTATAGGAAATGTAACAGGTAATGTTACTGGAAATGTAACAGGAGACTTAACAGGTAATGCAGATTCAGCTACAAAATGGCAAACTGCAAGAGATTTATCTTTAACAGGTCAAGCAACAGGAACAATATCAAGTGTTGATGGAACTAACAATGTAAGTGGTTCTGTAACTTTAGACAACAATTCTGTAACAGCTAAAGTTTTAACAGGATTAACTTCACCTTCTGCCAGTTCTGTTTTAGCGACAGACACAATATTACAAGGTTTTGGTAAATTACAATCACAAGTAAATGGTTTAGCAGGTGGATTAAGATTTATGGGTTCTTGGGATGCTTCAAGTAATTCGCCAGTTTTAGGTTCTGGTGGTGGAGAAGCTGCAGCAGGAACAACAACAGGAGTACAAACAAATAAACTTATAGATAGTACAAAAACTTTTACATCATCTGTAACAATAGGCGACCAAGTAGTTAACCAAGTAGATGGTCAAACAGCTTTAGTTACAAATGTAGATAGTAATACTACTCTTACTTTAGATGCAGATATAATGTTAAGTGGTGAGGATTATACAATAGATAATAGTCCTTTTATAACACAAGGACATTATTACGTTGTAAGTGTTGGTGGTAGTACGACATTAAATGGTATATCAAGTTGGACTGTTGGCGATTGGGTTATAGCAGGAGCTAATAACGAATGGACTAAATTAGACCACTCACAAGTAGACGGAACAGGAACAACAGGAAATCTAACTAAATGGTCAGCAACACAAGTAATAGCAGATTCAATAGTTTCAGAATCAGGAAGTGCAATTACAGTAGATGGCTCATTAACAACAAACACGAATTTAAGTTCAACAGGTAACTTTGCAGTAAATACAGATAAATTTACAGTAGCTGCTTCAAGTGGAAATACTGCCTTTACAGGAGATTTAGCAATTAATACAGATAAGTTTACTGTAAATGCTACAAGTGGAAATACAACAATAGCAGGAGATTTAAGTGTAACAGGCGGAGATTTAACTTTAGGTACAGATTCAATAGCTTCAAATATTAATGGAGTTGGAGATGTTTTAGGTATTAATGTAGATAGTAATACAGGTGGTGGCGCAAGTGCTAATATTCAATTAAAAACAGCAGGTACTCCACAACTTACAATTAATAATTCATTAGCAACTTTTGCAAACAATGTAACGGTTACTTCAAATCTTCAAACTAATACATTTTCTACATCTTCTTATGGAGTGTTTGGGGGAGATGTACAGTTACAATCTAATTTAGCTGCCCTTAATAAAGCACAAACTGCATATATTAATCTTGCAACAAGAGATACAAGTGGTAGTGAGGTTGTATATAATTTATCAAACATAGGAGCAGCAACTTTTAATGGTCAATTAACTGTAAATCCTAACGCAACCTCAAGTATAAGAATTGGTACTGCAGGAACAAATGCAGGTTTAATATTTGCAGGAACATCAGATGAACTTTATATAGGTGCAAACAATACTCATCAAATTAGATGTAAAATTAATAATGATGTAGAATTTGTTGCCAACGCAACTTTTGCAGGAAATGTTGATGTTAATGGAAGTCAAATAACTGTTGGAACTAATGATTCAATATTTGCAGAAAACAATTTAAGATTTAAAAGTACTGCTGCAGCATTTATTGACCATAATACAGTAAGTCAATCAATTAAATTTAGATTATCAAACAGTTCTGCTTTAGATTCTATTCCATTTGAATTAACACCTACCTATTCAGTATTTGCAGGAGATGTAATACAAAGTGGTGCTTCTAAAAGTTTGAAGTATTGGAGAAGATTATGGGCTGATGCTAATAATGATTGGGGTTTAAATAATAATGCAGGTTCAAGTGTAATTTCTGTATCAGGTATGGGTACACCTTCTACAAGTACTACAACTTTTGCAGGAGATGTAACTTTAAATAAATTAACCACTTCAACAGGATTAGAATATCAAGTAAGAAATACAAATGGTGCAAGTGGAAACCACGTTTTTAAAAGTTACAATACTTCAATTTTAACTTTAGATGGTGGTACAAATAACTCAACTTTTGCAGGGGATGTAACTTTGTCAGATGGTAAAATGCAAATATCTGCACCTGCAAATACTGATAACTATTTAAAAATAAATGTTGGTAATGTACCATTACAAAATGGTGTTTTAATAAATTACGCAGGGGCTTCACAATCTACTGGTTTATTTATTAACCAACCGAATGGTGGAGGTTCTGGAGCAATAGATTATGCTTTATTAAAGGTAAATAATCAAGGAGCAAATCCAACTTTTTATAGTTCAAACAATGGAGCAAACCCTGTTGTTATAAAAGCAAATGGTTCAGTAGGAATAGGAACAATTTCGCCTGAACAAAAACTTCACGTTGAAGGTGCTTCTATTACTGTAAATAGAGGAAATGATGACAGTTCTATAGCATTTCAAAATTCAACAAGTGGTGCAACTTGGCGAATTGGTAGAGATTATTCAAATAGTGAAGCATTAACTTTTGCATATTTAGCAACTGATTATCCTTCGTTAACAGGAAATGGTTTAATATCTATAGATACTTCTGGAAACGTAGGAATTGGTGGTAGTCCTAATAATTTTACTAACCAAAAATCATTAACTATTAATGGTATAGCTGGAGGTAATTCAAGATTAGATTTCCAAATTAATGGTACTAATGAGGCTGAATTAGCTGCAAATGATGCTGCTTTACTTATATCACATAACGATATGTTAAAATTCTTTACAGGAGCAACAGAAAGAATGCGTCTTGCAGATACGCTTATAACTGTTCCAACAGTAACAGAAATTAGAGCCGATATAGGTAGCAATAAATTTGCTATTGGAAATATGGGAGATGCGAGTAGTCAAATGATGGTTTCAAGTCGTGGCTTTTTAACTTTTAATGTAAGCAATACAGGTTCAGCAAAAGATGCTACAGAAAGAATGCGTATTGATAGTTCAGGTCGAGTTTGTATAGATGATGTAATAAATACAAATACTAAATTTCATATATATAATAATAATGCGTCTATAACTTATGCTCTTGGAATAGAATCAACACAATATGCAGGTACTCACGTTCAATTTAAAGGAAGCGCAGGTGTAACAGGGACAATAAGTTATTCAGGAACTTCAACATCTTATAACACATCTTCAGATTATAGGTTAAAAGAAGATTTACAAAACTTTGCAGGTTTAGATATGGTTTCTAAAATACCTGTTTATGACTTTAAATGGAAAACAGATGAAAGTAGAAGTTATGGAGTTATGGCTCACGAACTGCAAGAAGTTTTACCTCAAGCAGTTGTAGGAGAAAAAGATGCAGAAGAAATGCAGTCAGTTGATTATTC